CCGGCGGCGGCGGATAACGCCGCGCACCTCGTCGGTGTCAGTTCGAATCACCTTGCTTTTCGAACCGCAGACGTCGCAGGGGACCAAGTTCCGCTTCATGCTGTTTTTTCCGTTTCTCAGGCAAATCACCAACGTAGAGGCCGTCTTCTATGGCGTAGGTGATTTTGGCCCCATCCCCAAATGCTTCCCGAACCATATCGGCAAATTTTGTGCATTCGGGAAATTTCTCGCGAACGGTAAGGCGCGCCTGCTCGCGCAGACGCTCCTTTTCCGTTTGAGCGCGGGCCCGAGCGTCATGTTCATCGTCGAACACGGGCTCGGGGTAAACCCGGTCTGTCATGCAGGCACCTTCACCCGGTCAAGAATTTTGCCTGCTACGGCTTCCATCTTAAGCCGGTCTTCCTGCAGGGTCTCGCGGCGGGCGAGGGCCGAAACGCCCTGCGCAAAGTCCCAAAGGCTTTCGGGGGCCTTTTCCTCTTCGGCAATACAGGTGTCAATGACCAACTGACCGCCCTTTTGCGAGAAGCCAAACTTGGCGAGGAATTCAAGGCGCTCGTCCTTGTCCTGCGCCACAATGGCGTTCTTGGCTGCCTTAACGCCGGTGATCAGGCGCGACTCCGAGCTATTGGCAAAACCCAACAAGGCAGGCTCCGCTTGCTCGACAAAGCGGTCAGGCGCGCCGGAGGTGTGGCGGAACACTATTTCGTTAAAGTCCTCCACGCCCCAAAGGTTGCGGTTCTGGCAAACGCCGCGAAGGTACATGCTGGCAAACCCAAAGGTTCGCGAACCGACCTCAGAATTCCAAACGTAGAAGCCCCGGAACATGAGGTCTGGTGCGCCGTTCGATAGCTTGCCCACTTCGATTGGGTTCATATCGTCAACAAGGAACAGGAACACGTCCCGGTCGCTGGCATACAGCGTGGTGTTTTCCTTGGTGATATCGACCTCGGGGTTATAGGAGACCCCAAACTTGCTGGTCCAGTCGATGGTGCCGGGCACCTTCCAACGAGTGTCGCCAACGCCATTGCCTGCGACCTTCATGACCGAATCGACCACGTCAACGTCAAGGATGCGACCGTAGCGGTTGCTGGTCAGGCCGCGCAGCATGGTCGATGTTTCGCCCTGTGGCTGGCGCAGATAAGCGCTAATGGGCTTTTTCTCCATGGCTGCAAGGCCATAATTCAGGTTGACCGCAGCGAGCGGCCCGGGGAGGTTGCGCATGTAGCTTGCTGGTGCAGCGGCCACGCGGCAAATCTGGTCAAAACCCCAATGGCTAGGGTCAACAATGGTGCCGTCAACGTCGATGGCCAGATAGCCGGGGTTATTCTTGTCGAACAGCGCGCGGATGTTGGCGGGCATAACCTCTTGAGCGTGGCTCTCGCTGGCCCAAGTAGCAACCTGATTGCGAAGGTCGCTTAGGTTTAAAAAGCGTTGGTCGTCATCGCGCATTGCCCACTGATTCGAAACCGTGCCGACCCGTGTGCCCTTAGAAACGTCAATCTGGTGTGTCATCGTAGTGCCTTCCTCTGAAATGGTGCCGGGGCCACCGGCGATGGACACTTGGTATCACAGCTATGACACTGTGCAATCAAAAAAGCGCTGCCAGACGCATTTAATTTTTAGAAAGTAGCTATGACGGTGAAATCCTTAGTCCTTTTTGAAGGGCAATGTTACAACGGTGATAGGTTCTCGCGCTGTTGATCCTTCCTCCGGCGATAGGCGATGAGCCGCCACCGACTTCCGGCGTGCCGTCCTTCACGCCCGGGAGTCGGTGGCCCCCCACAAGAGGACACGATGACGCTTCAAATCACTTACCGCCGCGTGGACTCCCTCATTCCCTATGTTCGAAACGCGCGCACTCACTCAGATGAGCAAGTGGCGCAGATTGCCGGGTCGATCAAAGAGTTTGGTTTTACCAACCCCGTCCTGATTGAGGAAAGCGGGGGCATCATTGCCGGTCACGGGCGCGTCATGGCGGCGCAGCGGTTGGGCCTAGCAGAGGTGCCGACCATCACCCTGCCGCAGATGACCGACGCGCAGCGCCGCGCTTACATCCTCGCCGACAACAAACTTGCCCTTAACGCCGGGTGGGACATCAACATGCTCAAGGTCGAGCTTGGCGAATTGAACGCCCTTGACTTTGACCTCACCCTCACCGGCTTTTCGCTCGACGAGCTTGGTAAGCTGTTGGTCGACGAAACAGATGGCCTTACCGACCCTGATGACGTGCCGGAGGCCCCGGCGTTCCCTGTGGCGGAGCTTGGCGACGTGTGGGTGCTTGGAAGGCACCGGCTGGTCTGTGGCGACTCCACGACGGTTGAGGCCGTAGACGCCGCGCTCAATGGCGTGAAGCCTCACCTCATGGTCACCGACCCGCCTTATGGCGTGGAATATGAGCCCTCGTGGCGCGGCGAAGCTAAGAACGCGGACGGAAGCCTGCTTTCCACCGGAGAGGGTCGAGCCAAGGGCAAGGTCCAGAATGACGACCGGGCTGACTGGAGCGAAGCGTGGGCCCTGTTCCCCGGCGACGTGGTCTATGTGTGGCACGCAATGCTAACCGCCACCACCGTTGCCCAAAGCCTGATCGCAAGCGGATTTGAGGTCCGGGCCGAAATCGTTTGGGCCAAAAACAATTTCGTCGTCTCTCGTGGCCACTATCACCCGCAGCACGAAAGCTGCTGGTATGCCGTGCGAAAGACCAAGACGGGCCATTGGGAAGGTGACCGCAAGCAATCGACCGTGTGGCAGATTGACAAGCCCAAGAAATCCGAGACTGGCCACGGCACGCAAAAGCCGGTCGATTGCATGAAACGCCCAATTGAAAACAACTCGTCGCCCGGTCAGGCTATCTATGAGCCTTTCAGTGGGTCGGGGACCACCATCATTGCCTGTGAAATGACGGGCCGGTCATGCCACGCCATCGAATTGAGCCCTGCCTATGTGGACGTGGCCATTCTGCGTTGGCAGGAGTTCACCGGCCAGATTGCCGTCCTTGAGGGTGATGGCCGCACATTCACAGAGGTTTTGGCCGAACGCCAACCAGACAAGGTTCTGGTGGCAAAGGCCCCGTCCAACCCATCCAAAGCCAAGAAGGGAAAAGCTGATGCTAACTGAAGACCAAATTGAAGCGCGCCTACAGGCCAAGGGAATCAGTGGGCCCCGGCTAAAGCCGCAGGACATTGACGACCTGATCGTTGCGGAAGCCTTCTACTCCTTCCCGGGAACCACGATCACCGTGGCTTGCTTGACGCTCAATAACGGATTCAACCTTGTTGGCCAGTCGGCCAGCATCTCGCTTGAAAGCTTCGACGAGGAAATTGGACGCGATATTGCGCGCCGCAACGCCCGCGACAAGATTTGGCAACTGGAAGGCTACCGGGTTATGTCCGAGGGGGTGCGCTCATGATATCCTCGCGCAAGATTGAACACCTCCACCCTGTGGTTCAGACCATGGCCCTTCGGTTTAAGGAGGAGTGCGCCGCAGAACAGATTGATATTCTCATCACTTGCACATGGCGCGACAACGAGGAGCAAGACCGCCTCTACGCCCGGGGCCGGACAGTGCTGCTGGAGGACGGGCAGAAGGTCGGAATCGTCACCAACGCTAAGGCCGGTCAATCCTACCACAATTACGGGCTAGCGCTCGACGTGGTGCCCATGCGCGGTGGAAAGCCTGTGTGGGGCCAGAGTGGCGCTGACGCGGCCCTGTGGGAGCGTGTAGGGGCGATTGCGGAGCGCGTGGGCTTTGAGTGGGCCGGAAGGTGGAAGCGCTTTAGAGAGCTTCCTCACATCCAATATACCGGTGGGCACCCCATCTCCTATTTCCAGAACGGCGGGAAGCTGTAACAACTAAGGCCCCGGCGTCAAAACCGGGGCCTCTCATTGGGTAGGTAAGGCGAAAGTAAGGATGGATTAGAATGGCCGTAGGATCATCGACCGAACCCGGTCTTGCCCAAGGCCAAGGAACCCACGGTTCTTTGCCCATGCGCGCGCTTCGCTCATGATTTGCCGGTCCAACCTGTTGAGGTTGGCTTCTAACTCGTCCCGCTTGGCGTACAAGCTGCGAAGCGTCTTTTCGGTGGTGTCCATGGAATCAACCTTGCTTTGACGTGATGCGCTTAGGCTGGCCCTTCTCGGGCGCAGAGGGTGGGGATAGGTGTTCGATCATGACCAAGCCATAGGGCTTGTTGTCAGCAAACTCGAACGGTGTCCGGTAGAGCATGGCCATATCCCCGTCCAAGCGGTATGCGCCCTGCCAATTGTTGAGAACGTGTGCAAAGGCTATCGTTACCCCTTCCGCGTTCAAATTGCCGACAATCTTGTTAGATTTGCCGTGCCGGTCTTCAAACCATACGCTCGCCATATCAAACCGCCTTTTTCTTAGGGGCTGCCTTCGCCTTAGCGGCTGCAGCTTGCTTTTTCAGGGTGGCCATTACAGACCGCTCAAAGGCCAGTTTCTTTTCAACGTGTGCAATGAGCAAGTCCCGATATGCCCTAATGGCTTTGGCGTAGGTGTTGACGCCCTTGACATCGTATGCCGTCAACCCCTTGACGTCTTGGGCTATGGCCAGCTTAAGAATGGCGTCGGTGTGGCGGTTATAGGAGAAGTTAGCCGCGCTGGTGAATTCCAGAGGATTAATGACCCCTGCAGCTAACCCGGCCTTGATCTTGGCCAATAGGGTCACCCGAACCTTACGCTCTGGGATGGTGGCTGCCTTGGCTGCCGCGATATCCCCCATGAGGTCTTCGAAATCGTCAGGGAAGAACAACTCGGGCTTGGGGAGCGATGAAATTTCAGCGCCTAAATCTTCCATCTGAAAGATCGCCGCTTGGGTGGGGTCGTCATGGATAGAAAGCAACATGGTTTTGTCCTTGAATTGAAGTGGGCCGGTTTATGCGGTAACCCTGAAAGGCTGCTGGCCCGGAGTCACCTGAAGTATCACAGTGATGACACTAATGGTCGAAGCGTCCGACGCCGTCAAGCGTAAATGTCACAGGGATGATATTATGGTAACGAAAGCCAAGAAGGATAAGGGGGTCGCGCCTGCCAAGGTAGACCCTCCTTCGCGCGTGAAGCTCCACGTTTACGTTCCAAACGAGAAGGACCGCACCATTGTGACCTTTGGAGCCGCGCTCGGTTACACGCAAGACCGCATCGCCCGGCTGGTCGATTTGAGCGAAGCAACCATCAAGCGCCACTACCCGGAGGAGCTTGCTACAGGGGCCGACAAGGTCACCATGCAGATTGCCAACAACCTCGCCAAGATTGCCATGGGCAACGACCCTAGGACCGCGACGCGCGCTGCAGAGGTTTGGTTCTCGCGCGTGCGCCCGATCAAGCGTGATGCAGAGGTCGAAGTGGAATCGCTTGGCCCCGTCCGCGTGACCTTGCGCATTGGCGAAGCGCCGCTGGAGGTCTGATGGCTGAAGCTGCTGTTGCCGAAAAGGTCTTCGAATATATCCGCCCCAAGCTCTACGCGGCGCAAGAGTCGGCCATCTTTACATGCCTTGACCCTGACGGCCTGCCTGCGCGCTATGCCGTCATAGAGGCCAGCACAAAGGCCGGTAAGACCGTGGGCTGTATGGCGTGGTTCGTCGAGCAGGCTTACCTCTTGGGAAAGCCTAACCGAAACTTCTGGTGGGTGGCCCCCGTCTACCCCCAAGCCAAGATCGCCTTTCGCCGCATCAAGAATGGGCTTGTGAAGGGCACGTTCACTGCCAACGAAACCGACCTCACAATCCGGCTGCACGATATCGGGTCGATTATGTGGTTCAAATCGGGTGAAAAACCCGACAACCTCTACGGGGAAGACGTCTTCGCGGCGGTGGTCGATGAGGCGTCGCGCTGCCGGGAGGACTCGTGGGTGGCTTTGCGCTCGACCTTAACGGCGACCCAAGGCTTTGTTCGCATCATTGGTAACGTCAA